CCAGAAGCTACCGAAGCTGCTATGGAGACGATCGACAACTCGTCAACGATCACAAACATCACCAACACTGTTAATGCGCCCGTTACGGTCAATGCCACAACGAACGCTAGTCCTGCCCAGATCGGTGCATCGGTTCGGGACGGCGTGACTAGCGCTGGGCTAAACACCACTCGGCGAATGGGCGTAGTAGGGAGTTCGGGAGGCGCTGCGCCCTAAGTCGGAATAACAGGATCGTACACAATCCACCACTGATCCGCTTCGACGTATGCTCTGTACTTTATTTCGCCTCTCAGACCGTTGGATAGCATTGCCGTCCCCACGCATTCTACCCGATCTTTGGTAGAACTGATGGTGCGGTGCTCCAACACGCCAGCAAGCTTTGTCGGGAGAAGCGCAGAAGCGTTGTCCGCAGATAGAGCGACGATTTCGGGCACCAAATTGGAGCATGAGTATGCGTTGAATGCTCCGCCGGGGCGCATTTCCGTCCATATGCCATAGGCAACGGCGACCAGAAGGCCGGCACCTAACACTTTAATCAGCAGCGGCTTCGTCTTCGTAGGATCTTTGGTGTGACTATCGTCGATCAAGATTCGTGGCTCAAAACGGGGTTTCGTCCGCACGAACATAGAGGCTGCAAGGCATGATCGCAATCAGTCGCGCAATCGGGCCTGTGCCCGTCGACATCGTGGTCAAGGAATCGGTCACGTCCGAGCTCAAGATCACTCAACAGCCGGTCGAGTTCGGTGCCGACATCACCGACCACGCCTACGTCATGCCGAAACGCATCGTCATGGATTGCATCATCGGTGGTTCGCTCAGCCGATCAGGCAATGGCCGTCTGGAGATGATGGCGGGATGGCAAGCCATGAAGGCTTTGCAGGAAACGCGCCAGCCATTCACGCTGGTGTCCGGTCTCGACGTTCACCGGGACATCTTGATCGAGAAGCTGGAAGCCGAGCGCGACCAGGACTGGTCATCGGTTCTGAAATTCACTGCCACATGTCTCCAGGTCATTATAGTCGGCACCGCCTATGTGCAGGGGCAGGCGCAGGGCCCTTCAGGCGGGCAGTCGCAGCAGGTTGGACAAGCAGGAGCGACAACGCCGGGCAGCCTGGATGCGCAGCGAGCCGCCGGTGATGCCGTTCAAGGCGATGCGGCGGTGCAAGTGGTGCCAACCAACACATCGAGTGCAGCGGGCCGTCAGAATGGCTCCATGCTGGCCGGTATTCTGGGGGTCAATTGATGCTCTCCGAAATCCAAGTCACAAGCGATCCGGGCCAGATATTCTCGCTGGTCGTGGACGGTCAAAAGGTCAGCCTTCGTCTGCGCTACAACACCCACTCAGAGCGGTTCTCTATGGACCTCTCAATTGATGAAACGCCGCGATTGACCGGCCGCAAGGTAGTGACAAATGTCGATCTACTGAAGCCGTTCGATTTCGGCATCGGCTCCATCTTCGCCGCGGCGCCCGATGGCTCGCCTGTCAAGCCGACCATTGACGCGTTCGCCGCTCGTCAGGTTCGCCTTTATCATTACGCAGCGCCATGAGCCGCAAGTATATAAGGCAAGTCCGCGCCACCTTCTCTGGCAGCAGCGGCGGTTCATTGGTCGTGGAAGACCTGCGCATCGAGTTCGATGTCGAGAAAACCATTTCGAGCATTCCAAATGCTGGCGAGGTGCGAGTCTACAATCTGAACAGCAAGCACCGCTATGCCGTAGGCAAGGAACTTGATCACGTCGTCTTGGAGGCTGGTTATGTCGAAGGCGGCATGGGCATCATCCTGACGGGCGACATCAGCGACGTCTTTCACGAACGCAGCGATGTCGACATCATCTCCAAGGTGACGGTTGGCGATGGGGACAAGGCTGATCGACAGGGATATGTCGCAAAGACCTACCCGGCCGGCACCGAGATCAAAGACATCGTCAAGGATATCCAAAAGGGCATGCCTGGCGTGTCCCTGGGCGAGTTGAAGGGTCTGGACGAGATCCCTCCCACTCGCAGACCAGTCACCCTGGTTAGCTCGTCGCGCCGTGCACTCGACACGTTAGGTAGGTCGAACGACTTCTACTGGTCAGTGCAGAACGAAACGCTGGAGACGATCCCCTTTGATGGGTTCCTGAACCAGCGAACCTTAATCACGCCGCAAACCGGCATGATTGGCGTCCCGACTATTACTGACAATGGCATCATCGTCAAAGCCCTGCTCGATCCGTCCATCCGGCCCAACCGGCTCATCGAAGTGCATAGCGAAACGCTAGACATGAACGGCGAGAAGAGCGGCACTTATCGAGTGTCAGGTGTCGCCTTTGGCGGCGACAACATGGATGGCGACTTCTACGTCGAGGCAGAGGGCCAGTTGGTCCAGGGCGGTAAGGTGGTTGGATGACTGGTGTGTTCCGCAAGCCTAACCGTGGCGTTCAGCATGATGTGGTGGGCAACCTCGCTCAAGACGAGCGTTTCGATATCGCGACTAAACTGCCCGTTCAGGTGGTCAGCTTTGACCCAGCAACCCAGACTGCCGAACTGAAGGTGCTCTACAAGCCACGGTTTGCGGGGAAAGAGGTGGACTTCCCGAACCTTATAGAGGTGCCGGTTGACCAGCCTCGTGCTTCTGGCTTTGCAGTGACGCAGCCGATCAAGCCAGGCACGCAGGGCATCGTAGAGTTTACCGGCCGGGACCAGGACAACTGGTATCTGGAAGACGGGGCACAGCCATCGGCTACGGCCCGGTCCCATAGCTATAGCGACGGTCGGTTTGTGCCTGGTGCCCATCCCAAGCCGAAAGCCATGGGGAACTACGACAATGAGAATGCTTTCTTCGGCACCGACGACCACAAGAATGGCGTTCGGGTCAGCCCAGACGGTACTGTAGCTATCGAAGGGCAGGGGGAAAGCCTCATGGCTATCCTGTCGGAGCTACTGAGCATCCTTTCTGGCGAAGACACGAACGTTCAATCCGGCTCATCGGCCGGTTTACACCCGCTAGTGCATCAGCCCGAATATGCGGCTCTGCTGGCCCGCCTGAACAAGATGAAGCTGAGGTAGGCATGTTCGCCATATCGATCGACAGCAGCCACGACCTTCATCTGGTCGGGGGGCGCCTTGCCACGGTCACAGACGCTGCCGCTGTGGCGCAGCGTGTCAAACAGCACCTGAAGTTCTGGCATGGCGAGTGGTTCCTGAACCGCTCTGCCGGCGTGCAATGGGTGGAGTTCGTTTTTGTTCGGCCGTTCGACCAGGGCATTGCTGAAGCGGTGCTCAAAGAGGCGGTTCTTGGCGTTCCCGGTGTCGCCAGCATCGAGAGCTTCGACGTCGAGTTCCAGCCCGAGCGCCGCGGCTGGATCATCCATGAAATGCAGTTGCGAACAACCTTTGACGAGACGGTGACCCTCAATGGCTGATCAGTACGGCGTTGTGCCGACCGGGTTCGCCCGCAAGACCCTTGGCGTCAATCTGGCAGAGATCGAAACTGCCATGGTGGATGTGTTTGGCGAAGGTGTTGTCCAGGATGCACAGTCCCCCTTAGGTCAACTGAATGGTCTGTTCGCCGACCTCATCACCGACATTTGGGAGCTTGGCGAGGACGTCTACCAGTCCTTCGACATCGACCAAGCCGGCGGGCCACGCCTCGATATGCTGGGCAAACTGCGCAGAGCAGTGAGGCCAGATGGTGAAGCGGACGCGGATTATCAGTATAGGCTTACGAACCAGGGCCAGACTGATATCTCGCTGACCGAGAACCTGAACCGCATCCGCGCCATAGAGGGCGTCACCTGGGCCAGTGTTCGGGTGAACAGCGCCGATGTGCCAGACAGTCTCGGCTTGCCTGCCCACGCTGTCGCCTATGCCGTTGTTGGCGGTGATGATGATGCGGTGGGCCTAGCGATCTACCAGCAGACCGTTCCGGGGATTACGCTTTATGGCAATACGACCATCGAGGTCGTTGCAGACGGGTTCTGCCAGAAGGTCAAATTCATCCGGCCAGCTGACGTCAAGATCCGCGTCGAGCTAGACGTGCAGCACATCGCAGACAATGATGATTGTGCCCCGCCTTCAATCAGCGCTGTGGTGAATACAGTTTTGGCAGCCTTCATCGGTCAAGCCGGGTACCGCAACGGCGATACCGTGTCTGCTGATCGGCTTGCCATGGAAGCGGCAAGGGCAGGGGACCTGAAGATCGTTGATGTCCGAATTGCTCGCTACCCGGCTTTAGCAGTCGACGAAACAATCGAGACGACGCTCTTTGAGCGGGCCGTCATCGTCAGCCCGTTTGTTGCGGCAAGGTATGTGTGATGCAGTGCCCCGACATTGATGCTCTGGTTGAGAGCAAGATTGACCGGGTAGCGACCCAATACCGCGAAAGTCCAAAGCTCTTAGGGTTGATACGGGCGTACCTTCGTCCGGCTGCTGAAGCATACGATGCACTCTGTGAAACCCTAGACAAGTTCGACATCGACAATGCTGTCGGTGACCAGCTGACGATCTTGGGTAAAGCTCTTGGCTGGCCCAGAACGCACTGCAAGGGTCAAAAGCGGCCCGTTTTCGGCTTCTCATGTGAGGGCTTTGACGAATGCTCAATTCCGGTTCGCCCTGTTGCTGGCTTCTGCTTTGCGGAGTGGAACTGCGACGGTCCAGACTTCGTGGAATTCACCTTTCGCGATGACGAGCTTTATCGTGGGTTTCTCAAGGCCCGCGTCGTAACCCTGTTGGGCGATTACACCCGCAAGGGGCTTACCGAAGCCGCTCGCGCCATGTTCGGCCAAGACGCCGTGATCTATCGCGAGCGCCCAGCGGTCGTCTCAGTGGCCACCGGTCGGCTCATGACCAACGTCGAGATATCTATCGTCCACCTCTACGCGCAGGTCCTGCCTGTCGCGCCAGGGCTCCGGCTGGAGCTTTGGCACAGCAAGGGTCGGCCTTTCGGCTTTGGTGCTGGCTGGGGCGGCTTCTGCTCTGGCCGCTTTCCGCGGCAAATTCCCCTAAACTGACGAGGCTCATCAATGCCACTCTTTGATCCGCTCTGGGCATCTGATGACCAGGCGCCCATCACCACGCCTAGTGCCGACCAGATCGAGGCAGGGTTCTCCTGTGGTGAAGCCGACCCCGGCCTGTTCAACTGGCTGTTCCAGAACATTCAGAGCACTATCAATGCCCTGAATATCGGCGACATGGCCAGTAAGTTCCGGCTGGTCAATACCACAGAGGGCATCGCGGGCGGCGGTAACTTGGAAGCAGACCGGACGCTGCGCCTCGACTTCCCCGGACTGCAACCCATTTCCGACATCGCCAATGACGATCTGATCGCCGTTTTCGACTCGTCCGTCGGAGCGCACCGCTATGCCACCCGTTCTGAATTTACTGCCGGCCTTGGCGGTGGAGAAGGGGGAGGCATCACGGCCGGCGCAAATATCGGCACCGGAGCTGGCCTGTCCTACTCCGGCCTAAGCGGGACAGAACTGCGCTTTCGCTCGATTGCAGATGGCGACGGCATCAACGTCTCCACTGTAGGCGACACCATCGTCATTGCGCTTGCCGATATGGGCAGCCAGCTCACTTTCGCCTGAAGGATAAGCCATGCCCGCTTTCGCGCCCGGAACGCATAAATTCATCACGTCCGCTTCAGAAAATCTGAACGATGCCTTGCCAGTGGATGCAAGGGATGCAATCGCGCGTCTGTTCCTCGACCTTGGCGTATACGCCATCAGTGCTGCCAACTCACCGCCGTCAGACAAGGACGTGCTCTGGTGGCATATGGACGTGCGGACCTTCAAGCGATGGGACGGCGTGCAGGGAAATTGGTTTCCGCTCACCGGCAATCAAATGGCGCTGCACATCCTGCGCCGCGCCGTCCTCGGCAGCGTGCAGGAGATCAACCTAGAGACAGGCGATCTGTTTCTGTTCTGGGATGTGTCGGCTGGCGAGCTAAAGAAAATCAGCAAGGACGACCTAAGCGCCAACATTGTTCGGGACGCAATGGCGGCGCTGAGTAGCGAGCGGTTGTACGTCGATACATCTATCTCGGCGCAGATCATCACCCTGCCGGCCTCACCTGCCAACAATGATCGACGCCGGGTTTATGACCGGAAGGGCACGTTCTCGTCAGCGAAGTCCGCAACGATTGCCCGCAACGGCAAAACCATCAACCTATCCGCGACCAACCTCATCTTGGACTTGCCCGATATTGGCGTCGAGCTGACTTACAACGCCACCACCAATGATTGGCAAATTACCGAATTTTTCCGGAGCAACGTACGATGACCACGGCCTCTGAACTTCTCGTTGGGGCCAGTGGCGGCGCCCGTTTCCTGACCGACCCGCGCGACTTTCATCGGTATGCGCCATCAAGTGGTTTGTTCTTCTACAACAAGGCCGCCGACAATTGGGGCTTGTCCTATCCTGGGTCATTCGGCAATGCAGGCGTGCCGGCGCAATTTTGGGCGCATTACGAGGCGCTTGGTGGCGCAGTCGTGAAAACCGCATGGCTCGCTGACACCTGGAAAACCATTCTGGACGTTCCTACAGGTCGAGGCTTTTTGTACAACGTCTATGGTTCGCGAAACAACGTCGGGGGCGACCCGAATTTGGTTTATGGTTCTAGTCTGCGCATCACTGTCGATGGCTTCCCCTATACGATTGAGACCAGCCTAGGCACCGGTGAATTCCCGTTTTTGGGTGCTTTGCTGCCTGCGCCTGTCGGCACCGTCACAGTCGATACCGTTAGGCAAGCCTCCGAAGTTAACCTCTTCGGCTGGGGCAACAATGCGACCCCTGTCATGCGGGCAAACGGATTCCTGAAGAACAATGCAGATGGAACGCTGCCCAGCCGCAACAAGTGC